AAGAATGCATTTATTGGGTCTTGATAATTTTGAACCATAAACATTATTCTAAAAGCAATAAAAGTATTCAAAATTATAGTTCCAGTTACAATTACACATGTAATTAATAGATCAAGACTATCCCATAAATCACTTAAAATAATATCAAGCATTGAGTTTCTCTAACTCCTCAATAACGTTTGCTTTTTCTTGCTCTTTTAGTGATATTTGCATACGTTTTTTAGTTGCTTCCAATCCTTGTATAGCCACACTAAATCTGTTTTTTTCGTCTAACGTCAAAGATCCATTAAGTAACGACTTGTCTTTTATCGCTCTCAATCTTAAAGACTCAATAATATCAATGTGTTTTTGTGTTGTTTGCATTTTTTACTCCTTTTTTACACAGTTCTTTTGAAACAATAGCCCCTATTTTAAATTGATCTTCTAAAGCTTTATTCCCCAAATCTCTAATTGCCTCATGCATTATTTCCGTAATTTCATCAATTTGTTTTTTTGTATAAGCCATTTTTTCATTTTCCTTCTTGCCCATCTTGTTCTTCTTCATCTTTAACTAAATTCAACGTTATTTCATGTTTTGGTGGCTCCACCTGCGCTCTAATACTTGTATCGTATATCGCCTCTTTTTCTTCTTTGTCCGCCCATAACTTGTAAAGAAAAATTCGTTCAGCAGGTGACCCATGAGTGATTGACCCCATCATACGAATCAATCTCTCTTTTCCCTCAACCTTTTTTTTATTTAATTCTCTTTTAATGGCGTTAAATTCGTCAGATCCTACGGTAAAATGATCATAAAATGTCGGTTTAGAGCATGGCATTAGTGCAATAACCCCTTCAATGGTTCTTACCTCACGTTCTTTAATAATTTTGAGTGCCATTTGGTATAGTTCTTCGGTGTTATACGCCATTAATCCCTGACCTCAATATCATTCATATCAGCCCCTTGATTTACTTCTTCACGCGTCAATAATTGCTCATTAAAATTATGCAATAATGTATTATATCTTTCCTCAAGTAAGCATAGACCATCTTTCATTGCGTCTAATTGATGGATCACTGGCAAAGAATTAAACTCTTCATTAAATTGAATCTTTGTCTCATCGGTATCATAATTATAATTAATTTTTATTGTGTTCATAATTTTCCCTTTAAATACATTTGTATATATATATTTTTGTTGCAATGCATTAATTCAGACTGTTTTTTTTGCGCCCATTTTGATTTTTCGATCTTAATTTTATGTTCTGCATATATATAATTAAAAAACTGCCATAGCTTGTGAATCACGTACAATACAATAAAAGCATATATAAACTCACTCATGACTTAACACTCACTTTCAATCCCTTGGCGGTCAATTCATTTTGGAGCGTTTCGGTCGGTACTGCCCCGCCTCTTTCTAGCTGGTCACTAGATGTGCTTTTATTTACACCAGAAACGCCTTTATACATTGTAGCACCTATCTCTTCTATTTTTGAAAATGGGATAATTGGCACAGTAATTGATGCTGTTTGATCTATAAGCAATATATATCTTAATTGATAACCCGGTAGTGATACTCCATTTATTTTTTTTAAAAATAACGAAAAATTATTTTTACCGCCTGTCAAATCATAATATGATTTATTGCTTAATTCTTTACGTTTAACGATTGGGTTACTTTCTAATGTCATTTTATGAATAATAGCGCCACATGGGAGCTTTGCTAAATTAAAGTTCTTGTTAATGCTAGTTAATTTAAAACCACTTGCCCGGTATATTGTGCCATCGCCGCATTGTGTAGCATCACTAAAACTTAATATCCATTTAATATGGGGAGCATTTTTTTTGATTAACCTAATAGATATCGCAATACATCGACTTTCACTATTACGAGGCAATGTGTCAGTAAATGCCATTCTGTTAAGTTCAAGCATTTCATGCCATTTTTGCTTTTCACCTACATTTGATGTTTTTACTAAATTTAAGACTTTTCTTTTGTCCAATGGTGAACCATACGATAACACGCCTTCTAAATTTGAATTTAAAAAACAGCCAAAATGTAATACGCTATTATTGACAATTTTTCCCGAATAATGATTTTTTTTTATAAATTCGTTGGCTTTTTGAGCCGGTATTACTTTTATAATAATATTTTTAACTTTTGACATTGATTAATCCATACAATGCATTGCCATTGGCATTTTGGTTGCCAAACGTTTCTAAATATTTATACTCATCAGTTTTTTTAAATTCATTTATTCTATTTCTTATAATTTCAGCCTGTTCGTCAGCTAAAGTAAATGTTATTTGTTGAAGCCCTTCTTTTTCCCCATCTTTAAGTTGAAACTCCTCCCCATATTGCTCTACATCTTCCCAGTCTGGCAAATCATACCCCCACTCATGCAATTCTACCGCATCCCACTCATTCGCCAATAGATCATCGTCATGTTCCCCATAGTTCGTGTTAGCCTGTAACACAATCTGTCTGTAAGTCTCTGGCTCTAAATCATCCCTCAATATATTACATGGAACTTCTTTAATTTTTAGCTCTTTTAATGCTCTAAGCCTCTGGTTCCCTGACAACACAATATACTTACCATCATGCTCTATAACATCAAGTGGCCTTATCTGTGTTAGGTTGCTCTTCTCTAATGACTGCAACAATAAGTTATACTTATCTTTTGTTATTTTTCTTGGATTTGTTGGTATGCCCTTTTCTATTAATTGCCCTTTGTTGGCTCTTATATTAGACACCGGCAATACCTTATGTATATGTAAAACATCAACCATATTTTAATATTATACAAAACTTTTTAAGAGAAAAGCAAATATATTATAATACGTATTGACAACAGCAATACTATATATTAATATGTTAATAACAAAACTATGGAGGTTGAAAAAATGATAATAAATACAGAGATGCAAATAACTGAGATTCGTGATGGTGTTATTGTTGGGGTTGAGTATCGATGCGCCCAAGACTAGCGGCAATAGGAATCACAATATCGTGTATATTAAGCGTTATGGCATTGTTTGGCCTTAGCTATTGGATTGTATTGATTTTTATGGGGTGGTTCATAATTAAATACGGAGGTGAATATTGAAGTTAGGTGGAATTATTGCAGTTATCTTTGCAATTAAATTTTTTATTTTTGATAAATTTGTAAAAAAAAACAATGAATACGGTACAAAAATACAAATTAAAGGAAGTAAAAAACTTGGTAACGATTCAAAGTTCTATGAGTTCTATAGTGATGCATGGGCTTACTACGACAACGGTCTTGCTCTTAGTATAGACATCGATGGTGTTCTTATAGATAGGCGTGGACGGCCTTATAGGGTTACTTCATGGGGAATTGAAATAAACCCAGATCAAATCAATATGGATTATGAATTAAAAACGAATAGATATCTAAGATGTCAAAGCAAAACAATGTTTGTCGAAAAAAATGTTGTGAATGGAGGAAAATAAATGATAGATGAAAAAAGTACAAGAGAAGAAGTGATGGAAGCCGTTAGAAATGATGGTTACGCGTTGCAGTATGCACGTCAGGAATTAAAAGAGGATCGTGAAGTTGTACTGGAAGCCATTATGGAGTCTGCTTCATCGTTGAGGTTTGCGTCTGATGAATTGCGTGGTGATCGTGAGGTTGTGCTGGAAGCATTCAGGCAGAATATCCATGCGTTGGAGTATGCCAGTAAGCAATTGCAAGGTGATCGTGAGTTTGTGCTAGAAGCAGTGAAAGAGTTTGGTTGTGCGTTGGAGTATGCCAGTAAGCAATTGCAAGGTGATCGTGAGGTTGTCATGGAAGCGGTGAAAAATGATACTAGTGCGTTTTTGTATGCTAGTGACGAATTGCGTGGTGATCGTGAACTCGTCATGGAAGCAGTGAAACACGATGGTTTTGCGTTGTTGTATGCCGGTGAGGAATTGCAAGGTGATCGTGAGGTGGTGCTGGAAGCTGTTAAAAGGTATGGTCTTGCCTTGGAGTATGCCAGTGAGGAATTGCGTGGTGATCGTGAGGTTGTCATGGAAGCAGTGAAACACGATGGTTTTGCGTTGTTGTATGCCGGTGAGGAATTGCAAGGTGATCGTGAGGTGGTGCTGGAAGCTGTTAAAAGGTATGGTCTTGCGTTGAAATATGCTAGTAAAAAATTGCGTGGTGATCGTGAGGTTGTCATGGAAGCGGTGAAAGACTGGGGGAGTGCGTTGCAGTATGCCAGTGAGGAATTGCAAGGTGATCGTGAGGTGGTGATAGAAGCAATGAGGCAAAATGTATATGCGTGTAAATATGCAAGCGATTGGTTGCAATTTGAAATTGCAAACTTATGGGTTGAACATATGGAGGAAAAAAAATGATAAATAAAAACAGTACAAAAGAAGAAGTGCTAGAAGCAGTGAAAAATGATACTAGTGCGTTTTTGTATGCTAGTGACGAATTGCGTGGTGATCGTGAACTCGTCATGGAAGCAGTGAAACACGATGGTTTTGCGGTTTTGTATGCCAGTAAGCAATTGCAAGGTGATCGTGAGGTTGTGCTGGAAGCTGTTAAAAGGTATGGTCTTGCCTTGGAATCTGCGAGTGAGGAATTGCGTGGTGATCGTGAGGTGGTCATGGAAGCGGTTAAACACTGGGGGCCTGCGTTTGAGTATGCCAGTGAGGAATTGCGTGGGGATCGTGAGTTTGTCATGGAAGCGGTCAAAGACTGGGGGCATGCGTTGGAGTATGCGTTGGAGTATGCCAGTGAAGAATTAAAAAATGATCGTGAGGTTGTACTCGAGGCGGTCAAGCAGGATGGATACTGTTTGCGATATGCGAGCAAAGACCTGAAAAATGATCGTGAGGTAGTGATAGAAGCGGTCAAGCAGGATGGGCGTGCGTTGGAGTATGCCAGTGAGGAATTGCGTGGGGATCGTGAGGTTGTGATGCAAGCATTGGGGCAGTATACTCATGCGTGGTTTTATGCAAGCTATGAATTGCAATTTGAAATTGTAAACTTATGGATTAAACATATGGAGGCTCAAAAATGAATAAACGAGTAATTTTTACAATTGATATAAGCGGATGGCCTGTAAGATCAAGGGAATTGATGCAAAATAAAAAATATAGTATTGCAAGATCATTAGGAGCTGAAGAATTGGGGGGTATTGGATTATCAAATAATAGTATGGCCAGATTTAATTATTCATGGAATGACCCGTTTACTATTGGTATAGAAGCTAAAATCGCAAAGCCAAGAGATAAAGTATCAGGCAACTTTCTTGGTTATGACTGGATGATTGATAATTTAGTTAAATATGGAAGTGTTTATGGAGTAAATAAATGAATAACGATATTTCGAGAGAGCGAGCATTAGAGGCAGCAAAAAAACTAAAAGATGATCAAAAGTATTGGATGGACCTTTATTATAAAGAACCTGATCCAAGAGAATTCTATTGCGATGATGAGATGATGGCAACTTACACCAACAGTGGTGAAATATGCTGCTTTTCATTTAATCCAAATACTAAGCAATCGACAACATCTTATTATAAAAATTGCACCTTATCTGAGGCGGTGGATAAATTTAACAAAAAAATAATAAGGAAACTCAAAAATGAAAAAACAAAATAAAATCCCAGTAACTTTTAAAATGGATTCGGACTCGCACGTAAAACTAATAGAGATTACAGAAAAACAGCCTTGGGTAACCAAGTCCTGGATCATTAATACTGCGATTCGTGAATATATTAATAATAATTATAAATAATGTATTGACATTAACAATACGTTGTATTACTATATAATTATCAAAAAAACTATGGAGGTACAAATGGATAGATTTCAAATTCCAACATATTACGAGGAGGTATGCAACATGTGCAAAGACCCTGACTGCAATGATATAGATTGCCAAGGTGTGGACTGGGAGCATGTTATAGAATTCGAGGAGTCGTTAAATGTTGCTTAATAAATTACTTAATGCGCTTAATATTGTGCCTAACAATACAACTTATATCGATTGCAATGGCTACGGCGACGTTTGCATATATCACCAAAACAAAAAAACTATTGCAACAATCAATTTAAAAGAGTCTGTAATTAATAAATTACCGATAAACGATGAGGTGCCCTTCTAATGGAAGAAGTAGAAATATATGACATGGACGCCGAGCCAAGTTTGATTGCCCGCTTTTTTGAAAATGATTTGTTAATGTACCGCAGTGTGTTGTCTCGTGACGAGGCAGTACACTTTGCAAGAAAGATACTGGAGGTAATGGATAGTGAAAACAGTTAATATCAAAGGTAAAGAGTATGTAGAAGTTCACGAGCGAATCACACATTTAAGACAAAATTATAAAGACGCCCAATTACTAACTGAAATAATTTCTAATGATAATGGCGTGTGTGTTATGAAAGCAACGTTAATAATTAATGACAAGGTTGTCTCTACTGGCCATGCCTATGAAAAAGAAGATAGTACATACATAAATAAAACTAGCTATATAGAGAACTGCGAAACGTCAGCCGTTGGCCGTTGCTTGGGAAACTTTGGCATTGGCATAAATTCAAGCATTGCGAGTGCTGACGAAGTCGTAAACGCTATTACTCAACAACAACAAAAACCAAAAGAAAAAAACGAATGGGAAAAAAAACTACTAGAACAGGCTAATAATAATGAGTCCTTATTAATCGAAATTAGCGACTCATGGAACAACGGAATTAAAAGTGAGAAACAATACTATTGGTTTGTAAAACAACTAGTTGATCGCAATTACAAATAGAGCTAAATAGAAGGAGTATAAAAAATGTCACTTTGGACGATTAAAAAAGAATACGAAATAATTTTAAACGATATTATTGATGATGATGGCGTGGTATCAGAACAAGCAGAACAATTATTAGCAATTAATGTTGAAAAGCGTGATGATACAGCTACTAATTATTACTACATTATAAACAATCTTCAACATGAAAACGGCCAAATTGATGAAGAAATTAAACGCTTACAAGCACTTAAAAAACGCAATAAAACTAAAATAGAATTGCTATCACGTTCAGTTATAGGCTTGATTAATATGTACGGTGAATTTAAATCAAATCTACTGAATTTTAAAACAAGAAAATCAACCGTTGTTGAAGTAGATGAAGATTCTATCAATGAGCTATTAGAAGAATATAAAACAACTAAAACAACAATAGCACCAAACAAAACAGCAATTAAAACAGCTTTGAAAAATGGATTAGAAATAACAGGTTGCCGACTAGTTGAAAAACAAAATTTAAATATTAAATAAGGAGTATAAAAAATGCAAAACTTTACATTAATAGGAATAATTACAAAAGACCTTGAATACAGGATGACAGAGAAAGGGGATGCAATGGTACGCTTAACAGTGCGTGTCCCTAGTAACAGAAAAGACGAACAAGGGCGGCGTATCAGTGATTTCTTCGATATGACAGCTTGGGGTAAGACCGCAATGTTTTTACAAGAATACTTTAAAAAAGATATGCCAATCTGCATACAGGCAACACTTCAAAATCACAAATATGACAAGCAAGGCGTTACTGTATACACCAATAACTTTTTAATTAATAAGGTTGACTTTGTACCACAGATTAAAAATGAAACAATATAAAATAATACTAATTATTATTACCTCTTGCTTTTTAGTTTGCTGTGGTAAGCTCCAAACTCAAGCATTGGAAGACAATAAAAGATATGTAATTTCTAAATATGATAACGGCATTCTTATAGATGAATATATTGCAAACACAGAGGTTTATTTAAAATTCAATGATGAGTATATTATGGCAACCGGAAGTTATACAATTAAGCAAGAAACAGAAATAACCACATATTGACATATACTTTAAAAAAAAATAAAGTACAATCGGTTATGAAACAACAGTAGTGTTAGTTGCTCAGGCTAACACTACTAATTGCTTTTAATACTTTAAATATATTATAATTACAATAGACTATATGATAGCTGTAAGCGTCCTACTTGAGAAACTACTCTTGCAGCTATCCCCACACATATTATATAATTACTATTAAGAGATCACGATATGGGGCTGTGCATTACCCTTATGTACAGCATGAATGCTTAATTGGGCTATGTTTTTTCATTGCATAGCCCATCATTTGCTTTTACTTATAAGAATAATGTATAATTATATTGAATTTGTTTAGAGGCTACATATTTTTATGTGGCCTTTTTTTTGTTGACATAAAATACATATACTTGTATTATACTAATATAAACAAATTCACTACCTAAATAGTGAAATTCTAATATTAAGGAGTTTCTATGAACAAACAAAAACACATTATATTTTTTATTGGTTTACTGCCTTTTCTAAACGCAAAAGAGGCTTTATTTATGAGTTTTATGATTAATGAATTTCTTTTTGCTAATAAAGACTGGTTTTTAGTTACTGCCGATCAAATGTCTTTAAATACTGGGTTATCTAAAACACAACAATTAGCCATTAAAAAACGTTTATACGATCTTGAAATACTAGAGACTGAGCGTCGAGGTATCCCCCCTAAGAATTGGTATACAATTAATGCAGATAAACTAAAACAGTATATCCCAGAGGTTTTATAAGGAGTTCCACATGAACTATGAAAATTTATTGCTAACGCTTTTAGATAAGCCAATTGTATTTCATCGACCATTTTTGCGAATAATGAATACAAATTGCGCTTTATTTTTAAGCCAGTGTTTACATTGGCAACGCCACACTATATACGATAGTTGGTTTGCGCATACTATTCAACAATTTGAGTTTGAAACTGGATTATCGACAGATGAGCAAAGAACTATAAAAAAGACACTAAAAAATAAGGGCATCTTAAAAATTGAACGACGAGGCAATCCATGTAAAAACTGGTACACCATTGATTTGGAGGTTTTATATACACTTTTAGAAAAACAAGTGGAAAAATCCACAAACAAGGAATGGGAAAATCCCACATCTAGTAATGGGAAAATCCCATATCAAGAAAAGGGAAAATCCCATAACTATATAAATAAAGAAGTATTAATAAATAATAATAATAAAATAAAAAGTAATAGTATAAATACTATTACTAAAAAGAAGTCTAACCATTATCAATTAATTCTTGAATCTTGGAATGCATTTGCCAAAAGTAATGGGTTGTCTGAAATTAGACAATTAACAACCAAGCGTATTAATGGCATCAAATCCCGCCAAAAAGAAAATGGATTTAACATACAAGAAATATTTAGCTGCATACAAGATTCACCGTTCCTTTTAGGCACTAATGGGAATGATTGGAAGGCGGACTTCGACTGGGTGTTTTGTAGTCCGAACAACTGGCTAAAAATTGTTGAAGGTAAATACAAAGGCGAAAAAAAACAAGAGCCACAAGATAAACTGCAAAGCATTTTCAATGAATTAACAGGAGAAAAATAAATGAAATTAATTGAAAAGTATATGTTTTTTTTAAAATGTGCAATAAATGAAGGTTGGTTTAAAGGTTATTCGGAAGCCGGGTATTGGATAAAAACAACTGAAGTAGGCCGAAAAGATAAAGATGTGTATCAGTTAAAAGGGATTAATGGTACTAATTGGAATCTATATATAACAGAGCTTGATGATTATTCAATTATGGTTTCGGATAATGGGGAGGGGTTTAAGTACTTAATTGACTTAGGTATTGATATACAAGGGAATGGGGTAAAAAAACAGATTAATGAGATTTTATATAATAACAGTTTACATTTAGTTGATGGCTTATGTATTTATCATAATCCTATGGAATGGAGATTAGAGTCTGTATGCCTTGTTTATAGAGGGTTATGTGAAATTCAGGATATGGGAAAAATGTACATGAAATATAAAAAGATTTTTGGGGGGAAATAAATGAATGAATACGAGAAATATTATTATTATGACAAAAAGAATGATTGTGTTGTTGAATGCGCATGGAATGAATACATGAAGATAGACCCAAAAGTTAGAGACGACCAGAAAATTAAATGCGACAAATTCAACTTAGGATGTTTTTCTTACGATGTAAAAAGTTGGACAACTAAAAATTATACAATTTCAACAATATGCTTGATGAAAGATCATGCGATGGCTCAAACTTCAATAACCCCTTTAATTTTCGAGACAATGATATTTAGTGATGACAAAGATTATGACGGATATATTAAAAGATACACTAGCTTAAAAGAAGCTAAGTTCGGTCATGATTGGATTATTCTTAAAATTAAACGCAGAGAGGCATTGAAATAAATGAATAACTACGAAAAAACAGTCACAGCAATGATTTTGAAAGCCTACGCATTAGTAGGCCAAGAAGACAAGCAAATACAAATTAAAGAATTGGCAAAAGCAATTATCGAAAGGCAGATTGATTTAAAATTGCTTAATGAGGCATTAAATAAGCATGCTGAGACATCAGAATTTGCACCAAAATTAAAAAATATCATAGATTATGTAAACAATATACCAGATAACCAAGTTAATGAGTTTTTAGAGCGTTTTCGTAAGCAGGCAAAAAATCCTTATGACTGGAATCCCATTGATGATGACGTTTACACCATAAAACAGATTATTGGCAAAGAACGATGTGAGAATTGTCTATCTGAGCATTGGGCATTTATTGAAAAGGAGGCTAAAAAATTATATGTGGATTTGAAAAACAAAAAAATTGAGCTTATTGAAAGCCCTAATAAGCATAATATTAAACAGATTGCAGGCTCTAATACGGTTTATATTGAAGCTAAAAAGAATGTAGCTAATGGGGTTAATCCATTAAAAAACTTATTAAAGGAGTATAAATGAATATACGTGCAAGATTTGGGCATAATCAAAGCCCTAAACCAAAACCAAAAAAAAATAACACAAAATTAAATGAAAAAAAGTTAAATGAAAAAAAGTTAAATCAAAATTATGAAGTAAATAAATCTAAAATTAAGGAAATAAAAAATGAACGTTAAAACAATTTCTATAGAGTATCTGCAACAAAAAATTATAAGTAAGGTTGGTAGAATCTACAGCGATGATAGCTACGCCAGCTATAAGCTCGCAAGGGACACTAAAATTAAAGCAAAAAATGATGCAATACATGCTTTAAAAGAACTGAATTATACTAATAAAGAAATTAATACAATTGTTAACGATTATTGGCCTAGAGAATTTATTAAGATAAAACACAGATTCCAACTAACATACACAAACATAGAAATGGCTCGAAATAAATACCCAACTAAAATGTTCAAAAAATACATTATGCAACGCTATTACCTTGCATTAAGCGCATTGGAACAAGAATTAATTGATATGAATTATGGTGGCCAGGGCTAGTACAACAATCAAAAAAACAAACTATGGTTGCCCTGGCGTGGTGTGATGAGATTACAATACAATTATAGCATAATGAAAATAAATTCTGAACTAAATAAACATTTAACCGAAAAACAGCATCAAACTCGATGTTTAAACATTCTTGCCGTTAGTAAAGTGATAGCATGGCGCAACAACGTTGGAATGGCCAAGTACGAATCAAAAAAAGGGCCACGTATGGTTAAGTTCGGTCATGCAGGGATTAGTGATATTATAGGATTCACAAACGAAGGTTTGTTTTTTGCTTTTGAGGTTAAACGTTATGGTAAAAAACCAACAGTTCTACAGAAAAGCTTTCTTGATAATGTGGCCAACAACAAAGGGATATGTGGTTATGGAACATCAAATGACTTAGTAGATTTACTAATCCTTAATAACCTATTATAAAAAATAAGATTGTTAAATTTATTAAAATAATAATAGCAATTGAATACTTAAAAATATTAATTACCTTATCGATATTGTCCCAACGTACTCGAGTTAAATCCTCAATAGATTTGAGTTGTGATGCAAGATTATCACATTGTTTTTTGAGATTAGTCACATTTTTTTTGTTTTTTGTTAAATTTTCTTCTAATTGCATAAGATTTCACAAAATTGTAGATTAACGATAAAACAAATAGTTCTGTTATCGCTTCTGTTTTGATACCATGACGATAATATGCCAAGGGGCTAATAATCAACACATTCCAGGCTACATCGCTTAAAACTTGCAATGTTGTTTCACTAATACTACTTATTTTACTTTGCATAAAACACAATCATTGCATAAAATACAATCATTTAACGATGGTTTTTATTTTTGCTCCGGTTAAGATCATTCTCACATCTTTCGGGCTTGGATTCGTATTCATATTTTTAATACTAACATCTAAAACATTTTTCGTGACTATGTCACAAATCTCACTACAAAAATAAGCTTTTTTTGATTGTATTTTTTTTCCAAAGAATCCAGATAATAACGCTAAGTAATCATACTTTGCCCCAATAAGCGCATTTAATTCAGATACGATTTTGCTTTTTGTTTTAGTGTCTACATCCAAAACATAAGTTAAACCTATATTAGATGAAATTTTCTTAGATTTTATTACGCCATTAAAAAAGTTAGCTTCATAGTAAATATTGTTAATTTGAATTGAAACATGATAAAAAATATCATTTGTGAAAAACTTAATTATTGCCGTTGTGTAAAACAAAGGATTTAGAATACTAAATTTTTCGTTATGGAAATGTATGTAAATCTTAGTCAATTTCTAGTTTTCCAGCCATTTTATAGACAACACGAGATACTTGTTTTAGTTCTTCAAATACCTTTTTTATATTGTCATCAGTTTGATTTTTATATTTTTCCATGTCTTTTTGTATTGAATTTATCTTGTTAAACATTTTGTATATGTAAATACCCATAATTCCGTACGCAAAGCATAATAAAAAAAATTGTCCGCTATCGGTTTGTATTAGTGTGTAAAGTGACGGTGCGTATCGAAAAAGTTCCATTTTATAGTTTTATGCAGTACATGACGTTGATGTTTGTTGGACGTGTTTCAGACGTTATGCGTGGATTGCCGTTTACGCTATCAGTCACTATCAAACGAGCGTCAATTTGTGTTCCAGACACTCCATTTTTAAATGAATCTCCTGACCCTGTATCTGCTCTTTGATCTGTATCTCGATAAAGAAAAGAAGTATCGCTTTGCCCTACACGATGATGATGGCCTTGTAACGCATCATCTTGCTTTGTACCAACCGCATCGCCTGTCGTACCATCGCCTCGATCAGTACGTGACGCTGCGTCCGGATCTGTTCCTGCTGTGTTGTCAAACCCTCTTAAAAATCGGCCTCTGTAATCAGGCAAGTTAAAAGTAGTACTTCCATCACCATTGCCATAAATAACACCTAATTCACTAAATAAACGTGCGTGTGTTGTTCTACTAACTGCTGAACCATCACATTCAAGATACCCTTTAGGGGCTGACGTTAAGGCTGTACTAATAATTGTTCCAGTTGGCTTGTCATCTTCTCTAAAATTAAGGTTAATTCTTGTTCCGCTAACCGCTCGACCAATTTCTACTGGGTATAAACTTGGCTTCGTTGATGTTATCGCACCACTAGTCCCTATGTAATACAATGTTCCTGCGGTCAAAGAACTAAACGAATTATAAAAACCATAGTCAATTTTAACTGTTCCGCCACTGGATACAGTGGTATTACAAACCCCCACAACAGAGGTAACCCCTGCGCTAGTAGCATTGCTTGCCTTATACGCCTGTCCACCACTAATTCTTACAATATCACCTGCTGTTAGGTTTTCACCTGCGGTAATTGTTGAAAACTGGTCTGAGGGGATGCCAACGTAAGTTGATGCTGTAATTTGATTTACATTTAGGTCATACGTGCCATCTGCTAAAAATTGTATTAATTTATTACAATTATCATTCCAGTCCGTATTTGTAAATTTAGTTCCTGACCAGGTGATTAGTTCACTTATATTTGGTACTGCCATTATAATTCACGCTCCTTTTTAATTTGTTCTGTTGTTTGTGTTGTTAAGTAACCGCCTAATTGTCTACTTATAACTGGGCTTGTTACTTTTCTTGCTGCTTGCATAGCTTGCCTAATTGGACTTGGAACACTTGGCTTTATTTGCTCTGGGACTGGTTTTCTTAGTTTTGCAGCAGTTTCTATAAGCTTTTCAGTTGTTCCACTTTGCCTTAATCCATATAATGTGGGGCCAATAGAGGCAGTCAATAAAGGGCTTACACCAAAACCTAAAGTACCTAATACCCCAATCTCACTGAGTGATAATTTATTTTTTGCCATTCCTTCTTGTACTAAATCCTTGACTGCTTCATCTTCTAATATTTTTGAGTATTTATTTTTTTCGCCCAGAATTTTGCCTATTTTATTTAAATCTTTAAACTGTTTTTGCTTAACTGTTCGTTTATCTTTTAATATTTTTTTAGCATCGGTTAAAAGTGTGTTAATTTTAGTGTCTTCTATATATGCATTTCCTTGAGCGTCATACGATCTTAATTTTTTTTCAACGTTTTTTACTGGTTCAATTTTTTTTGCATATCGCTTATTTATTTTTTTAATTGGTACCGCATCACTTATATTGTCTGATATTTTCTTTTTAATTTTTGAAAATGCATTAATTACATCCGGTTGAAGTCTTGAGCTAGGGGTCATTCTTTCAATATTTCCTAAACTACGATTTAAAATCATAAATTCATTAAGTGTAATTCTATCCCCTTCTATTACCTTTTCTAATAAATTTTCGTCTACATCTTCCAATAAATCTTGTTGTATTGATTGATATTTTTTAGCTAATTTTTTCAAATCCTTACTTTTAACAGCTGATTTTAAATTTTTGTTTATATTTTTGTATTTAGCTAGTTTAAAAGATTCTGGCAAAGCATTAAGTGATGCTTCATATTCATCACTCGCCATCTGCTGGACTTGTTTTAAGTCAGTCAATATATCATCCGCTAAATTTTCATTTTTTTGAGCTGTGAATAGTTCAGGATTATCAATGACTTTATTTATTGCACCTTTTTCTATTTGTGTACTACGTTTCAAAATTTGCTCTGGGACTTTTCTTAATAATTTAGCTCCCTGCCTCGCCGTTTTGCTTAGGGCTTTGCCCGCTAATGGCAATGCTGCTTCTAATCCTGCTGCTGTTAATCCTACCATCCCAGCCTCTTTTAAAGGGCTTTCCCCTATCACTTTTTGTTCTTCTGGTGTAATGGCTTTTTCTGCTATAGTTCCAGCTGCTGATAGTAAGCCTTGTATTCCAGCTTGTGCAGGAATTGACATCCCACCAGTTGCTAAACCTACTGCTGCTGCTGGGGCTTGTGTAGCAATTTGACGTAATACTTTTAAATTCTTTTTTTCTTGTTCTGTTAATTCACGATCTAATCGTGTTGGTGCTAAAGGAACTTGTTGTTCGCTTAGTGATGCTCTTATTGGGTCTACTTGTTGTCCTTCAACAATTAAAGTTGCCTCTTCTATTTCTTGCTGTGTTGGTGGGGTATTAGATTCAATGGAAATTATTTTTCCGCTAGGTGTTTGTATGTCAAAAATTGGCATCTCTAACTCCTATAATTCTGGCCCCTGTTGATAATCTTGATAAATTTTCAGGAACTACAATGTTTCCTTGTGCATCATATTTCAAATCGTTTACATTTTTTTGTTTATTGTCTGCCATAGGCTTAATAGGACGTTGATAATTATAAACTCTACCCTCATAAGCTGCGTCTCGATCTTCTAAAGCACGTTGTCTAAAGTTTGTTAATTCTGATTCTATAATGTTTTGTCTTAATGTGATACGTGTCGGGTCTGGGAGTGCTTTTTCTATAAAGTTTTTCACGTCGGATTCAGATATAACCCCTAATTGTGCCATTTTTTTATAAGCTAATCTTAAATCGGTAATGTCTTGGTTCATTTTTGCTTTTAATTTTGGGTCTAAAACTCCACCTGTATATTTATTTCTACTTTGAATCAAGCTTGTAGTTAAACGATCAATTTTTTCAGACGCTTCATTTATATCTTTTATTTTTTTAGCGTCTTCAACACTATTAGCATACATTTTTGTTTTTTGCCCATTTTGAAAAACGTCTACTTGTCTTTTTGTTGCTTCCGATTGCTTTACTAACTGTATAGGTTCGCCACTAACAGGGCTTGTAAATTCTATAGATAATTCTGGTGGTAAATTTGGATCATCAGCCAATTTTGGAATAAATCCTGCCTTTGCAAAATCTCTACGTGATTGTCTTTCTTCTTTTTCTAATGCTGCAATACTTTTTAGTCTGTCTTTTTCTGCTTTTTTAGATTCTTGCGATTCTTTTAAACCTAATTTTTCTAATTCAAATTCACGTTCACTTTCTTTTTCTCGTTTAGCTAATCCATC